CATCTTCATTGGGTCAATATATCTCAGGTCTTGGATACCTGCCTGAGGATTCTTGACATCAATGACTTTCAGATAGTAAAGTCTACCATCAACATACCAGTTTCTAAAGATTTCGTGTGCTTTTCTATCGAAATCTAAAATTTCTTTGAGATATTTGAATTCTTCTCTGATGATTTTCTTCAGTCTATCACTAGCGTTAAGATTGGATAATTCAATCTCAACAGGAGAATCATAAAGGTCACTAACGATGGCTTCATTCACAACATCTTCAATAGCACCATCACACTCAGGGTGAAGTGCCATTTCACGATATCGTTTGATTAAATCATGCTCGGTGCGAAAAACACCTTCGATATCGACATAGTGACCATAAAAACCACTAGCAATATAATTATCAACCCCGTCCTCATTATTCTGAGGAACGGGGGATACTACCGAAGGTGATTTATTCTGACCATCATCAATAGAAAAACCAAAAAGTTTTGCCATCGTATAAACTATCTACTTATTATGGACTATTTAGTTGATGTCTTCGCCGCCTGCATTTGCACCGCTACCCTTAATTGCTTCCCACCAGAGAACTTGCAACTCAACGGTAAACTCTTGAATACCTTGAGCGTCGTATGAAAGTTCGATTGGAGCAACCTGAGTTGGGAAAATATCGTAGAAGTGATACTTTCTCAGGGTGTCACCATTACGGTCAAGTTGATAAACATAGGCGTCTGCCTGATAATCGGCAGGGTTGGTCAGACCAGTGTTATCAGAAACACGGTTGATGGTATTCATCCACTTTTCGAAAGCAGAGCGAATAGCAAAGTCGGTGTCGTTGATAACGGTGATTGTCCAGGTGTCAAAGCTTCTGTCGCCAGCAACCTTGAGTGTTCTTCCCCTGAAAGGAACTTCAATCTGAGCAATGTTTGAAGCAGGCAGGTTTGCTGCCTTGACCAGGAATCTTGCCTTATTCAGGATGTCGTTAGCGTCAGCAATTTCTGCAAGTGCTGGGAAAGAGAGCTCAACCTCAAAGAGGTTTGAGCGTGCACCGCCGCCAGCAAGCTTACTCTTGAAGTCAGTAATCTTTCTTAGTGGGGGTGGATTAAGTTGATTTCTAGTTGCCATTGTTTTGTACCTCTAAGTTTGATTAATAATTAAACGTTACCGATTACTTCTTCAAAAGAAACGCCAGTTCTGGTCGCTACGAAGGTCAGACCGATGAAGTTAATCGACCTGTTTGGTTTGACGAAGATGTCAGCGACAAACTCATTGTTGTCGATAACAGCAGCAGTGTTGTTTGTTTCATCGCAAACAACGACATAATCAAAGATTCCTCTCTTCGCTTGGACATCACGGAGGAAAGGCTCAATGATGTTGACAAAGTTAGTTCTCGTAACTTCATCGTTGAATTCGAAGAGTTGGTCCTTAGCAGCAGCGGAAACTGCCTTCTCAAGGTAGATAAAGAGGCGACGGACGTTGATTCTATCGAATGCCGATGCCTTACCGTATCCAGTCTTATCACCGAAGAGGACGATACCGTCACCAGGCGAGAAGATAACAGGGTTAATTCTGTTAGAATACAGTTTATCTCTTTGTGACTTACTTGGGTTGTAGGTCAGTTTGACTGCATTAAGGATAGCGCCTCTCTGTGTCCCTGCTGGTGAGAACCATGGGAAATTATTGAGGTCATTTCTAGCACAGGTGCCAGCAACATCACCATTCAGTGGGACATAGCGGAAAGTATCCGCGAATCTGTCATACATGTACTTGTAACCACTATCGAAGACTGCATAAGTCGAAGAAGTGATTGGTGAGTAGAAACTCAATACATTATCAGTGATTGTGGCATCAGAGTTAACTGTTACTGATCCTGCGGTAGTATCAGTGATAAATGCCTTTCTGTAAGGTGAGATGAATGCGAGTGCATCTTGTCTTTCCTCAGCAACTGCAATCAACTTATTAGCGAGTGCCTGTGCAGTCTCTTTCTCATGGTTTGCAGCACCCATCAACAAGAAGTCGATGTCGTAGTTATCTGTATTTTCGAAGAGGTCGTAACCTGCGGTCAGTTTGCCGAGAGTTGCTGTCAGTGCTCCACTTGCAGAGATGTCGGTTGTGCCGTCGTAGTTGTCTCCTCCACCAAGAGTAACAGTAGTGTTACCAGTTGCAGCAAAGGTGATACCCTGAGTGTTTTGGTCCCAAGCGGTATCAGTCTCAAGAGTGAAGTCTGCACTGTAACCGATAGTGGTGATTCCTGCAGGAGCACCGCCACCGAAGATGTTTGCAGAGTTGGATGCGAGATACTTTCTCCAGTGAGAAGGGCTTCCCAGCGAATACTCAGCATCTTTTGCCTTTGAAAGATTGAGATGCTTCTCAAGAATGGTGCCTGCGTTTCCACTAACAGCGCCAGTGTCGTCGATGACAACAACATGGACTTCATCAAATCTTGAATCTCTTGCTGCAGCGAAATTTGAAGTGCCAGGTCTATCAGCAAGGTTGCTCCAGGTCAGGTCAGCACCAGTCAAACTGATGGTTTGTGAGTTAAACCAGTCTGTTTGTGAATCATATGAAGTGCTACCAACTGCAGTTGTCTGACCAGTGGTGTGAATTGCAACACTACCACTTCCAGAGAATGCATAAACGCCAGACTCTTGATAATCAACTTCTGTTACCGTGCCAGCAGCAGAAACGTGTGCCAATACTTTGACAGAAACGTTTGTTCCTGAGATTTCGGTGACGATACCCTTGAGGTAACCATCCAGTGCCTCAGTTGACCCAGCACCAATTTTGGTTCTACCGAGCATTGATTGGGTAACGCCATAACCAACTTCAATCGTTGGTAAAGAATCATTGGTGCTAACACCAGCAAGCACTTGGTCTGCCTTACCGTCGATAATCGCAACCTTAACACCATTTGCCCAGGATCCTGGGTTTCTTGCTACTACAGTAACATTAGTAATGGTGTTCTCATCATAACCAAGTTGGTTATAGTGCTCGAAACTCTTAATTTTAATGTCCGATGCGGTGCCTGAGAAAGCATTCTTGAGGTCGTCATCATCCGCTCTGACAACTCTCAGGTCGCCACCATATGCTAAGTAGGATGATGCTACCATCCAATTCTCATAATGCTTATCAGTGCTCTTTGGCTCTCCGAATACTTTCAGAAGGTCTGCTTCGTTTGATACTAACGTTGGAACTTCTACTGGTCCCTGTGCAAAGGGAGCAACAATAGCACCAACAGCACCGCTAGTAGCATCTACTCTACCAACAGTGAGGTCAACCTCTCTTACTACAATTCCAGGAGATGCTAAATTAAGTGGCATCTTTATTCTCCTACAAGTCCAGAATTAATCTGAAATTATTTATTAAAAAGGCTACTTTGAATGGGGAAACAGTGCGTGAATATCTACCAATCGGGATATTCCCATCTTATTGGACTACTCTTCTTTCTATTCTCTATCACTCTTTTCTTCGTACACTCCTTACACTCATAAGAATAGGCAGAAGGTAATGCACCCCTGCCCTTTCTTGTTAGATAAAAATCCTCTATTAAATTTTTCGTCTCTCCACATACTCTACACTCTCTTTCAAAAAAGAGTATGTGCTCTAAATTTATTTGCTTGTCAATATCCATTAATAATAGTCCCACATGTAGGACCTATCGCCATATTCATCAGTATGCCATCTATCACCATCTGTATCAACAAAAGTGCTTTCATCTAAACCATCTAAGATGAAACCAAATGGTGCCATGTCTTGCTCAATCTGATTTCTTTGCTCTTCATAAATTCTCTTACGAATATCATTGCTAGTCATCTCCTTGAAGTAGTCTTGAGCAACCAACCATGAGAAGATAACAAGGCACATTGCCAAGTCGTCATTACATCCTTCTTCTGCTTCGAAAGAATTATGACGCTGGGCAAATGTAGTAAGTTCTGATATAATGTCATAGTCACATGTCAGTAACTTATCGTCTTCTAAGAAAGTCTTTAAGTTAGAGCATCCCAACTTCTTCACCGCAGCAGTCATCCTCACACCCATCTGCGACTTCTTGCCTGAGAAACCGTGCCCAACCACCTGTCCAGCACGACCTCTCATCGCAGCCATCAGCATGTTTTCATATTCCAAATCATAGTGTAAGATATTGGCAACTTGCTCCCCAATATCATTAACTTCAATCAGCAACCAAGCGTTATTATATCCCTTTGCCACATCATGAATAACATTTGGGAATAGCATGGGTTTGATTTCGTTATTTCTATACTTTGCTACTACCTTGTAAGGAAATTGAGTGATATCGAAAACAATAAACGCAGAATAGTCATTGCCTAACCCACGGGCAACGTCTACTGTGAGGAGATAGTTATGCTCAGGTTTTGCCTTCTCGTAAATATCGAGACCAGCATTCCTTTGTATCGGGTCTTCATATACTAAGTTTCTTAGTTTCGCTGGGTTGATGAGTGTATTAACCGATCCTAAGAATTCGCACTCAAACTCAACTTTAAACTGTTGCTCTGAAGTGTTAGCAATAGTCTGCTCTTTCCATTCCTGGTCTCTTCCGGGAACTTCAGACCAATGCACATCAGTTGGCACATATTCATTCTTACCTTTCTCCGCATCATGCCACATGCGGTAAAAGTGATTCATACCCCTAGGGGTAGAAACAATGATTACCTTTGTGCTCTGTCCAGAAGAAATAGTAGGATAAACAGAGGCAAAGAAGTCATCAGCAATGTGATTCGGGATGAACGCGAACTCGTCAAGAAAGATGACATTATAGGATCCGCCTCGGACAGCAGATGAAGAAGTAGAGTTAGACGAAATCTTGGAGCCATTTTCGAGTTCTAAACTACCTTTGTTCCATGATATAATACCCTGTTGCATCCACTTTGGCAAGTTTTCGTATGCAAGTTGTAACCTACCGAGAAGATCTCTTGCCGTTGACGCCTTGTTTGCTAGGATGGCGATGTTAACATTATCGTTAAAAACAGCGTAGTGCAGAAGATATGATACACAAGTAGTAGACTTACCAGTCTGACGTGGCATCTTACAAATATTAAATCTGTTATCATGGAAATTCTGAATTAGTTTTTCCTGAAACGGATACATTTCAAAAGGAACTAGACCATGGTCAAGAGATACAATCTTGATATAGTTTCTGGCAAAATAAACTGGGTCTTCTTTACACTTGAGGAACTCAAGAATTTGTTCCTCAGTAAACTCAATTTGTGTATTCGCTTTTTTTAGATTAGGATTGCCAAGATAAACTTCACTCATAACGAAACCTCTTTTTTACAACTCGTTCTTAATTAGTAGGATATCAAAGGCAGCAGTAAAACGACCGTTGTTACTCCTAGTAGTTAGGCGAACATCAATATCGGTTTTTTCTGGCATTTCTTGTGGGAAAGAGAACTTATAATTATATTCTCCCCCACCAGTAAGTTCAAAAGTATGACCAACTCTAAAAATTGTAGCAACTGAATTATATCTCACATACATGAAACCAGTTGCATCAGCACCAGATTGAGCAGTAGCAGTACCTTGATAAAGATAACCTGTATATCCGGCAGGAACAGTGTAAACTGACATTAGAGTTTGTCCAGCACCGGCAAGAATGCGAAGAACTTGTGTACCACCTCTAGAGAAGTTGAGTTGCCCTACATTCTCTCCAGATCCACTAGAAACGAAACCACGATAAACTCTTTTAAATGTTTGAGTTCCTGTTACTGTCCCTGTACTGGAAAGAGTAAAGTCCTCGGAGACTAGTTCGTAGTTTTCATCAAGACCCTTAATGGTTACTACTTTGCCATTATCACTAGCACCTACCTGTGCTGCTACAAGAACTCCAGGGGTATCAAAGGCACTCCAAGGATAAAGAGTATCTTCCTTGTCCCACACAGATGCAGTGGTGTTGATTGATTGTGAAGGAGTTGCACCGAACTTGTGGATCTGTGATGCACCTCTTACCTTTCCACGGGAAACATTTAGATCAAACTGTTCGTCCCAAATATAACTGTTTGCCATCAGTCACTCCAACTTAATTTTTCTGGACGATATCTTTGTGAACTCTTGATATTTAAGGAACTCTGTGATGCTGGATAGATGTTATGAACCACAGCACCAGGATATTCTCCCTGAAGATTTTCTGCCAGTTCATTTTTAGAAGGCATAGAACCTTCTATTTC